GAAAAGGCCCATACTGCACTCATAAATGCACAAAATACAGTTGCTCGTGATCAAGAACTAGCTAGAGAATATGGGTTATCAGAGCCAATTAAGGGTAGTTGGTATTCAAATAATCGAGATCGAGTTGTAAATGTACCTCGTACCCCCACTCTTGAAAACTATTTTATCATGGCCGAAGAAATAGCTCATCAATTTGGCAGAAAAGAACCTACGATAGATAATCGAGCAGAAGCTATTACAGATCGGTATGAGGAGGAAAAACGGGCAAAAGCAGCAGCACTAGACCGTATTGGTGGTCGTATGACTCCAGAAACTCAAGACCTTGCTCGATTTACTATGGATAGTTATAGGTCATCACTTGCAGATGCAATGGCATACGAAGAAATGCAGAGGCAAGCTGGCAGAGATGCTAACCAGAATAATATAGTGGCATCTGATAATATCTTTGAAGATCCCTATGAAACCGAAGATAACTTACGTGCGTATGATTATTGGTCAGGTCAGAATACAACACCATACTACTATATGCGCGAAAACTATCCAGAATTTAGAAGGACTGGACCTCTTCAAAATCCAGAAAGATTTGGGGAACTCGTAGAATTCTTTAAACCAATGGAATGGGATTGGGAAAATATACAACAACCCATAGAGTCTCCAAGTATAAGATAAGGCATAGTGCCTTGTTTGACAGTTAGATAGAACCCAAGGAGGGTATTATGTCTAGGTTTATACAACCACCTTCCACTAAGAAGGTAACAAAGATTGAACCAATTAAGCCAACAAAGCCAGTACCTGGATCTTATACATCTAAGGAACTTGGGTCGGCTAAGAAAATCCCGACTCAAGGAGGTTATAAGTAATGGCACTCATTCGAACATCTAGCCGTAGTGGATATGGCTATAAGGAAAAGGTAGATGATGAACAACTAATCAACCTAATTGAAAGTGGTGTTCAAAACTCTGTAGGTGATTGGCTGAATAGCAGTGACCTTGCTCGTGAGAGACTTAAATCTACTTACGAGTTTGCAGGTCTTGCACAATCACACCTTGCACCTCAGGGAGTATCTCAGATTGTAGATACTTCTACCACAGAGGTAGTAGAGGCATATGTTGCAATCCTGAGTGACTTGTTCCTCAATAATGGTAAGATTGCACGATTTGTACCATACGATGAAACTCCTGGCGCATTTCAAGAAGCCAAGGACGCTTCACTCATCACGAATTATTGTATCTTCAAGAAGAATAAAGGTTGGGAAACCCTTCAAACGTGGATGAAATCTGCACTTCTCTGGAAAAATGCAATTATCCGGTGGGACTATATTGAAGATTATGATTACAAGTTTGAAGAATACGAAGAAATTTCTCAATCCAAGCTAGATGAGCTTCTTGCTGATGACAGTGTAGAGATTGTTGGAGACCTTCAAGTATCTAATCGCTATGGTGGACAACCACTTGATACTCTAGATGGCGCAAACATGCCCCAAGATATTGAGCTTGTATATGAAAATGTACGTATTCGCCGTACTATTGACAAGTCAATGGTCAAACTCGAATGCATTCCACCAGAATCATTTCGCATCAGTCGAGATGCTAAGGGCATTGAGGATGCCAGTTTCGTAGGCATCCAGACAGAAATGACCCGTAGTGAAGTACGTAAGTACTATCCTGATTGGGCAAATACCGTAGATGATTGGGATGAGCTTGATGGAGATCGTTGGACAGGTCATTCTCGATATAGTGAAGAGATTGCAGCACGTAAACAAGTAACAGGGCAAGAATACTGGCAGGGAAGTAATGCCTACGGAGATATCCCCCTTGAGGCAAACAAGGAAGTAACACTTACAGAGTGTTGGCTTCGTGTAGACCGCGATGGTGATGGCATTGCAGAACTTAAACACTTCATTATCGTAGGTAACTCTATCCTATGGGAGGAAGATGTTGAAGAAATTCCACTTGCATCGATTGTCCCAATTGACATCCCGTTTGAATTCTATGGTATGTCTATGGCTGACTTCGCTCGTAGTTCTACTCTTGCTTCTACTGCTATTCTTCGTGGCTTTGTAGAGAACACTTACTTAACTAACTATTCACCTAAGCTTGCTGACCCGAATGTAGTTGATTTCAGTGCGCTTCAGAACATGAAGCCTAAACAAATCGTACCTACAAATGGTAATCCAAATGCAGCTGTACAATCCATGCCACCAGAGACTATCTCAAGCGGCACTGTACCTCTCTTACAGCATATGCAGCTGATGAAAGAACAAGCGACTGGTATGTCTAAGGCAGCCCAAGGACTCAATGATACCCTCTATGTATCGGGTAACTCTGAGGAAAAGCTTGCAGCTGTACAATCTGCATCTCAGAAACGGGTACAACACATTGCTCGGAGATTTGCAGAGACCGGATTTAAACGCCTCATTCAGGGTGTATATAAGGCCATGCGGACTAATATGCAACAAACAATGAAAATCTACAGTAAGGGTGTTTATTCGGAAATTAATCCATCAAAACTTCCTGACTACCTTGAGGCAGAAATTCATCTCGATATTGGAGAGAACTCTAATAACACGATGATCAAGAAGCTTAATGCGGTTGGTCAACAAGTTCTTCCTGCACTCAATCAAGCAGGTGCTGGCATTGTAGTAAGGCCAGAAACTCCTGCAGTACTTGCAACGCAGGTAATTGAGGCAATGGGACTTGATTCAAATGATTATCTTGAGGATTATACTACGGAAGAGTTCCGTGAAAAGGCCTCTAAGGTAGTACAAGAACAATCTGAATTCAGTCGCATGAAACGAGAAATCGAACAACGTAAGGCAATGGCAGATACTGCACTTGCCGAAGCAAATGTAAGATATACTCAGGTACAAGCAGATAACTCGATACAAGATAATGTGAAGCAAGCAATGGTTGCTGTAGATAGGCATTATCAAGAGTGGGCTAAGCTTGTACAGGAAGCACAAGATAAAGGATTACCAATTCCTGCTATTCCATCTCTTGACTCGATGTTTGAAAAAGCAAAAGCAGCAGTGGAAATGGCAGCAATTAAACAACAACAAGGAGGTCAGTAATGGCAACAGTAACTATTGATGCAGCGGGCAGTGGAGGTACTCAATCAGGTACTGTGACAACTGCAGCCGGTGCAGGTGCAGGTAAAATTATGGTCACTAATGATAGTGACGCAGCAATCACCTTTGATGTAGCAACGGCAGGTACCGTAGTACAATCAGACGTCAAGTGTGCTGCAAAGAGCTATAAGATTGTAACAGGTTTGAATAATGGTGCTCAGACACTTGTAGGCCTGACAACTGCTCATGGCACATCTGCACAAAGCGGTGAAATTGTATACAACACACTCATCGCCTAATTGAGGATATAAATGGATAAGTACAAGAAGACAGCTGAGAAGAAGCTGGCACAGCGAAATCCTGGCACTTCAATGAAACTTCATCCGGATCAAATTGCGAAAGAGGCTCTAGTCAAGGCAGAGTTCTCTTCGCAGATTCGTAATGATTTCTTTGATGATGCATATGGAGAAATACTTGTTGAGTACTTTGTTAATTGGCTCAAGACAGATCCACATGAAACTAAGACAAGAGAATTTATTTACAACTCTGCTCTTGCACTAGGAGATGTCAAGGCACGATTAGTTAACTACGAAACTTATGGTAAAAATATACCACACATGGAGGACAATAGTGGCTGAACAAATTATTGATAGGACTAAACTCATTGAAAACCTTAAATCCATGATTCAACTCATGGAATACGATGGAATGCGTAGTCCTGGTAAGATTAAATTAAATTCCGGTAACTTAGTAGATATGTACAACTTACTTGATCGCTACTCTCAGCAGGAAGCGGAAGTGAAGAAGGTTGTACCTACTAAGAAAGGGGAGAAATAATTATGAATAATACCGAAGCACAGGTCTCTACCCAGATGGATGACACCTCCGCAGAGGTTGGTCAAACTGAGAGTGAACTTCTGGATGCTGTTCTGGCAAATTCTAGATTCCTAGAGAATGAAGAATATGAAGAATCGCTACCCGATGAGGAAGTTCCTGAGTTAGACCCCGATGAAGAATCAGAAGTAGAAGACCCTGAATATGATTCTGAATTGGCTGATGATGAAGACTATGAGGAAGATGTAGAAGAACAAGAAGTTGAAGAAGATGACGCTGAAGAAGCCTCTACCGACTCCGACTTTGTAGCTCTGGAAGATCTAGATCTTGATATTCGAACCCAAGTAACCATTGATGGTGAAAAGGTAGAAGTATCGCTATCTGACCTTGTAAAAGGCTATAGCACCGAACAGTCTCTTTCAAAGAAGGGTCGAGAACTAGGCGAAGCTCGTAAGCAAATTGAAGCCGAACGAGAAGAACGTCTTAGTGAACTTAATGGCGTAGCTCAAGTAGCGGCTCAGATTATTTCTGGTCGTGAAGAACAATATCAACGTGAGTACCATGCACTTGAAGATCAAATCAAAAAGGCACGGGAAGAAGATGATACGTATGAGCTAACTAAACTTAAGGATCAACAATCAGAAGTACAAAAGCAATATTGGGCAACTCGACGCGAGCGCGAAAATATGCTTGGTCAGGTACAACAGTTCCAAGAGCAACAAGCAATTGAACTCTGGAATAAACAAGTAGATAGTTTTAATGAAAATATTACTGAACATATTCCTAACTTTGATCAAGAAATTGCAACTAACATTCGTGAGTTTGCGATTGAGGAAGGTATTCCTGAAGGTACTGTTGATAACATTGTAGATCCAATTGCCATCAAAGTTCTGCATGACTATATGCAACTCAAAAAAGGGGTAACAAAAGGCATAGCAAAACGTAAGGTAGCAAGTACAAAGAAAGCGCCTATTCGTAAGGCTAAGCCAGCTGCTAAGAAGAAGCAAGATCAGGAAGCAATGGTGAAGGCACGGGCATTCCGTGAAGACGCTACGCAAGATGATCAAATGGCTTTCCTCAAGCAGTATGCCTCTAA